GTTCATGTTGTCGGTGACGAGCGGCAAGTAATGACCTTGGTTGCTAAATATTGCGGCATGGGTTAAGCTATTGGTTGCAACCACACTACGAGAATAAATTCATGAAAAAACCAAAGCCGAAAAAATTAGCCGAAACGATTACACCACGGCAGCTCACCATTTTGAAAAAGGTCTGCAACGTTTGCGAAAAAGAAAAGCCGTTGGCGGAGTTTAGCAAGTACATCGGTAAATCGTGCCGCAGTGCCGACGGGTTCCGCACCACTTGTAAGAGTTGCCGTAGTAAACGTGAGGCGGAGCGGTTGCGAGTTAAACGTGCGTTAGCCAAAGACGTAACAAAGCTGAAGGATAAATCGTATTATGGCGAAATTTAAACGACGCCCTTATCAGAAACTTATCGCTAAAATGATAATAGAGCATTGTCGCTGCAATATATGGGCGACAATGGGAAGTGGTAAGTGCTTGAAAAAAGGGACAAAAATCATAATGTTCGACGGTAGTGTTAAAGCCGTTGAGGATGTTATCGTCGGGGATTTATTAATGGGGCCTGACTCTACCCCGCGCAAAGTGTTAAGCCTTGGTCGTGGTCGCGAAATGATGTACGAAGTAACCCCGACAAAAGGGGACTCGTACACTGTAAACGCGAGCCACATCTTATCGCTTCGCACAACTACGGGAACCGGTAATAAATCCTGGCCGGATAATACCGTGTTTGACATCCCTCTGCGCGAGTGGTTCAAGTTGCCGAATTATGTAACGTGCAAAGATGGGCTGTTAAAAGGCTGGCGTGCCGCTGTTGATTTTCCAGAAAAGGAGCATGAGGAACTTCTACCGCCATACATGCTTGGCCTATGGCTTGGTGACGGAACTACGACAAGCAGCGGCATAACCTCAGGCGAGAACGAAACAGAAATACGTGCGTATCTAACCGCCTACGCCGAAAAGCACCGTTTTAAAATCAGAAAAGAAAAATTAGTCTGGTCGATTACCGCGGGAAACACGGGTAATAAAATTCGTAGTCTGTCCCATGCGTTAAATTCTGCTGGCGTTTTAGGTAATAAACATATACCGCATGCGTACAAATGCGCATCACGGCAACAACGTTTAGAACTTCTTGCCGGAATGCTGGACAGTGACGGTTACGCTTCCGGCACAGGTTGTTTTGATTGGTGTTCTGTTCGTAAAGAGTTAGCGGAAGACATGCTTTATTTATGCCGTTCGCTCGGCTTTGCTGCGTACATGACAGAAGTTAGAAAAGAATGTGTTAATACCGGCGTTTGGGGTGATTATTTCCGGTTGTCCATTTCTGGCGATTTTAGCGTTGTACCTTTTATTCGCGGACGTCACTTAAACCTGCCAAAACGCCGTATTAATAAAAATGTGCTGAATGTTGGAATTAAAAGTATTGAACCAGTCGGGGAAGATGATTACTACGGATTCACGATTGACGGAGACCACAGATTTTTATTAGGTGATTTCACGGTGGCGCATAACACTAGCGCGACGATGTGGAGCATTGACCGGATGCTTCATACCGGAGATTTGCAAGACTGGGACGGCGAAACCGGCGACCGCGTTTTAATCCTCGCCCCGTTGCGCGTTGCGTCCGATACGTGGCCGAAAGAGCAATTAAAATGGAATTTCCGTAATGTGCGCATTGCAGATGCCACCGGCAAAGAGGCCGACCGAATCCGCGCATTGAATAGCGACTCGAACATCATCGCGATTAATTACGAAGTCATCGACTGGCTGATTAACTATTACGGCGACGCATGGCCCTTCACTATGATTGTTGCCGATGAATCAACCAAACTGAAATCGTTCCGCAGTCGTTCAGGCGGCAGCAAACGTGCCAAAGCATTGAGCAAGGTCGCGTTCAAAAACGTGAAACGCTTCGTTAACTTAACTGGTACGCCGTCGCCAAACGGGCTAAAAGACTTATGGGGTCAAAACTGGTTTATAGACGCGGGAGAGCGCCTAGGGTCGTCATATTCTGCGTTCACGGATAGATGGTTCTCGTCGGTATCGAAAGGCGGGCATCCGGCAGCGCGTGAGTATTCCCCACGAAAAGGCGCTGATACCGAAATTCATGAGAAACTAGCGGATATCAGCCTCACTATCGACGCCGCAGAGTATTTCGGGTGTGATGAGCCTGTCACTATCCCCGTTGTTGTGACGTTGCCGCCTAAAGCAATGAAAGCGTATCAGCAGATGGAAGAAAAGTTATGCGCAGAGCTAGAGCGCGGAGAAGTCGAAGCGGCTAACGCTGCGGCCAAAACATCGAAATGCTTACAGATTGCGTCCGGTGCTGTGTATGTGACCGATGAAGACGGCGAAGCAACAGGGGATTGGGAGCGCATTCACGACGCGAAACTGGACGCGCTCGACTCAATTATTGAGGAGTTAGCCGGTGCGCCGCTACTAGTTGCGTATCAGTATAAGCACGATTTGGCGCGTATCTTAAAGCGGTTCCCCCAGGCCGAAGCACTCGCCAAAGGTAAACGCGGCAACAATCAGATAGATGCCTGGAACCGGGGAGAAATACCCGTTCTGTGTGTCCATCCGGCGAGCGCGGGGCACGGTTTGAACTTACAAGACGGCGGGCATCATCTGGCGTTTTTCAGTCCGACATGGAACTTCGAGCATCATGCACAGATAATCGAACGTATCGGGCCGGTACGTCAGATGCAGGCAGGGCATCCGCGCCCCGTGTTTTTATACATGATTCAAGCGGATAAAACGCTCGACGGTCTTGTTGCCGAGAGAGTTATCAGTAAGAAGTCCGTGCAAGATTTGCTCATGGATTATATGAAGAAAAAAGCCCCTTAACGGGGCTATTGTTTTATGATGCTATTGTCGCCACCTTGACCGTGCCATCCATCAATTTAGCTACAAGCTGAATTGTTGTTCCGTTTATACGGAAAGATATTTGCCCGTTGCCTAATCTTGCTGGAACAGCTACAGACTGCCCCATCGCTAGAATACCAACACCGCCATTATCAGGTGATACTTTCAGACCTGGAACCTCCACCCCCAAATAAGTTGCAGTTATCTCTGGATAGCCTGTTTCAGATCCAGCAACCGCGCTAGTGAGCGTTGCACGGTATTCAGAGACAGGGTTAGTCATCAGTGATGCGCGTGGTTTTAGTCTGACAATTGATGTGTTTTCATCCGAGTTTCCTGTACTTACATCTAATCGACCAACTTGCTGAGACATCACTCCTCGGATTGTTGACGGGAGTGTGGAGTTAATCACCGGATTAGCAACAATTCCGTTTGGAGCGTATAGCGATTGTCCTGCCGTAATAAAACTTTCAGTCCTGATAGTTGGACGTAAAACCATATTATCCTCAGGGATCTGAATTTGATGATATGATGCGTTATTCCCTCGGTTACAGTTTATCGCGGTGGGTTCAATAAAGTTACTATTTTCGCCGTAGCTGATAATTCCTGCGGTATGTGTATCAATTGCTGTAACTTTGTCATATAAGCCACCTGAGCCATCAGTTACTAATCCGGTTTTACGGCAACCAATGCTTGTGATATTTCTGAGCACATGATTAGTTGGTAGTTTGTGCCACGCATATTCTGAGATCAAATAGTCATCAACACGAGTTGTTTCTGTGCCAACATCCGCTGTAGCATCAACGCCGTCAAATACAGTTTGGAATGAGGTGATATCAGTAAATTGCATTTCATAGCAGCGTGCAGACCGCCCACTCACTTCGTTTTGATATGTTTTTACACCTGATTCACCGACACGATATGGGTTAAATTTGTGAACGCCACCCTGCTTGTTTCGCAGAAATGAAACACCAGAATAAGACCCATAGCGAACCGTACCACCATATACTCGGTTATCCATGCCGTAATCAGTGGTTTCTAAGTTTGTGAAAACTATAGTTCCTGCCGCGCCTTTCCCGCCAGATTGAATGTCTGGGTCATATACTCTTGTGTGGTTACACATCGAGAATAAATAGCCACACATCCGACCTTTAGGTCGATAAACTTTAACGCCATCCGACATGTAAATATGCAATCGCGGTAAGATATTTTGCGTTTGCTGAGCACTGGTTAAGCTGCTCCAGATATCTGTATCATTTGATGTTGGCTGGTAGTAACCCTCTGCGCTAGTTTGAGTAAGCGTTGCAAGAACATCTGCACCATCGTCTAACCAAGAGCCTGAACTATCCCATCGTGTAATACACCACGGGTCTGTAATATTGATTAATTGTGGGTCATGGATTTCTGAGTTATATGCTAGATTTGATAATTTAACACACTGAATATCAGAAATAATAGAATGCCCGTTAAAGAACCAAACAAGTTTTGCACCAGCAAAATCAACATCAATCAATGAATTTACAGTTACATCAGAATCAAGACGAATTGGGAACCCTGTTGTTTTTGCATAATTTAATAAAGACGAAAGCGCCGAAGCATCATTGCCGTAATATGATAATGGCTGACAAGCCCCAATCATTTCCGCTACTGTTGCTTGCCCGTTGCTCACTAGTGTAGCCCCAGAAGAAGCAGCTAAGGCATTGCGTAACGCGCTTTCGGAAACATCAATCCAATCAGTGCCAATTGCTCCATAATCACTCGGGGCTGTGCCACCAGTAACCACTAAGGCGAGCGGCGTTCCCGCCCACTTGTAAGCAGTAACAATCCCGCCGGTTTCATAATAAAAAACCTGGCCACGGTTTTGAACGGTGAAACCATCAGCAAACGTGCCACCGTTCGTGTCGGCGTAATCCGCCAGAATCTTCGGGAATGTGGTTTGTGTCTGCCCTGTGATTGGGTTCGTTGCCGTGTTAATCTCCGCACCTCCGGCAACACCACCAGAGCGCCCCGTGATACACTCAGCATGAAATATTTCGTGTGTCTTTGCGTCTTGTAAATCTTCGATTGTGATTACATCAGCCATTTTATATCCTTAGTTGAAACCGTTGCTGAAACCGTTGCTGAAACCGCCGAACTGCGCGGGCACGCCGTCATATAGATAATAATCATCAGTGTAATTATACCCTGTGATTTTAACAGTCCTATCCTTTCCTGGCTCGACGGTTGAAACGACAATATGTTGCGCCGCGTGACGATCATCGCTGCCGAATGAAAATTCGGTTTTTAGTGCGCTATTCCCGACGTAAACCGCCTCGGATAACGCGCTATCTAAAACGACCTGGCGATTGTTCGCGCCTTGCGTAACCCCGCGACTTTGCACAGAACCATCCCGCATCTTTAACAGAATAGAATGGTCGAGCCCGTCTGTAAATTCAACCGGTTGCGATAAAGTCAGTTTCAGCCCGTCAACGGCAACGACATAACCGTCGTATGGCGCAACTCGGGGACCTTTCACAACAGAAATAGTACGTCCGATTTTAGCCAGCGCACCTTCTTCCAGAGCGTTAAACTCTACAGAAACACGCGCCAAAGTATTGCGCTGATATCGACGCCAAGCCAGCCAGTACGCCTGCTGATAATTTCTAACCCCTTTCGATGTGTAGGTCTCCGTATTGAGCCCGCCGTCTTCAGGGATTGATATGGTCGCCGTTGTGTTATCGTCTGGGTCGATATACTGGAATTTTAACGAGTCGTAACTACTTCTGTCGTTAAAAGTGCGGCTCCACTTTTCACCGCTCGGCGCTTTGCTGCGATGGGTAAACACCATCGATGGGCCGGAACGTGGGCGGTCGAAGTCTAATAAAATACTGTGCCCTTGGCGATATGACTTACAGAAAACAGCCTCGGCGATAATTCCAATGATATCTTGTGCCGTCGTCGTGTAATCGTCAAACGTGTAGCAAAATTGCCCGGCAACCGCATTGTCGAAATATGTTTCTATTTCGTCCTGCACCGATAACAGCGCGTCCATGTTCGCGGTTGTCAGTGTAAGCCCTCCGACTTCCGGGTCATTCATCAAACGGATTAGCGATTGCACCGCCTGCGTGTTTGTCGTGCGCTCGGTATCGAAAACGCCGTTTCCTAAGTATTTGTAAACGAGTTCGGTCGTCATCAGCGACAACTTAGGTGACTTCAGTGATGTTGCTCGTATTGTTTGCTTACGTGCTGTGTGGATTGTGGTTCTGTTGCCGTAGTGTGCGGTCGTGTCTTCTATTTGGCCGTATAACTGCTCGTATTTTATCTCGTCTACGACGGTTCCATCATAACTGAAATCGTAATTTGTAACCCTACGGCAACGGGCGCGGCAATACGACGCGACGGGTAAATCGCCGATAATGCTCGCTCCGCGGGTGCTGGCGGTTCGGCCTGCTACGGTATTTTGTGCGGTATAGTATGGGCCATATGGCACGCCCGAATCGTCCAATAATTGATATTGCATTTCCGCGGTAACGGACGTTTTACGCTTACTAGAACCGTCTTTCGTCTTATAGATGCCGTTTTCTGCTACTACGTTAGCGACTAATCTCGTTTGCTTAATCGTTGACATAGTAACCCAGTCCGAGAAACTAGCCTCTTTCGGGTCGGCTGGTGTGACTTTAGGCGTGTAGTTTGAAAGGCTTATAGTTCTTTCCGTTATTAGTTTTTGCCATTCTGCTAAATTGCCCGAGACGTCCAACTCTAATGCAGTATCGGATACGGCAGTAACCGTATATGTGCCTGATAGTAAAATGGCAACGCTGCTAACAACCGCGACGACTTCAATCAACTTAACAGAATCGCCATCGGTTATCGTCTCAGAAAAGTCATTATCCCCAGAGGAGTCAGTCAAAATTCCAGTCGTGCCAGATAGATACACGGTTGACACGCTTGATAGTGAATATGTTTGGTCGTTTGGGGCTTTTAACGTTTCGCCATCGACTTCGTTAGACTCAACGGTTATGAATAGCGGCTCAGCTATTGCATCGCCGATTAAAACTGTCGGGCTGCCGTTATTTGGGCTTGTGTAAGGCTCATACACTGCGGCGGACGAGCCCGAGATATTTGATAATAATGTGTCCCCGTCATAAATTCCGTCGGCGGGCGTGTCAACATACCCCCTGGCGACGTCAAAGTATCCATATTCAACGGCTTTACCGGATGAATTATATATCGTGTAATCTTTCATCAGGTTTGACGGGTAACACTCTACTTCTCCGCATATGTCGTATGTGCGTTTATATGGCCTAGCCTCGTTAGTTCGGTTTGTTAACCGATTGTTTGCGCTTTCTGCTTGCACATTTGCAGTCGCCACCGAGGGGGTAAGCCACCTCATAATCGGTTTTAAAACGAACGAAAGCGCCCCCGTGAATAGTGCGGTAACTCCCCCGCCAGGTCCTTCGATAATGTAGAAAACACCGTCAGTTTGAAGCGCGTCATAATCTTCGGTGACATCGTTCTCAATTAATACAGAATCTTTATAGATACGAAACGGCGTCCCGTCTGGGATGTTAGAAACGACAAAATCCATCGGTTGCGCGTTGTGGCGCACGATGTCAAATTTACCGTCGCGCAGTGCGTAGTGTTCTACTATCGCCAAAATTCCACCTCACTATAAATCGGCAGCAAGTCTGATAATAATTCCAGTCTAACCTGTTTCGCTACACGTTCACAGTGGCTAACATGACCGTCAAAATATATGCCGGAGTGCCACACGATACGCCCCGCATGTTTAAATCCAAGCAGAACAATGTCGAAATCTTGCGGGGTTTGTTGCCGTGTTAATCCTTGCGGGTTTTCGTGGCCTGCGTCAAAAGCCTGATTGATACTCGCGGGACTAGCGACATTGAAATCAGGGGTCGCTAACCCGAACGCGTTACGGACCGCGGTTACATGGTGCCAGCAGTTATAAAGCCTGAAGTTATACGCTTTGCCCGTGAAGTCATGAATCGTCATGATAACAAGCCTTTTAACAGTGGGATTTCTTGCGGCGTTGCTAAAATACCGGTCGGGCGCTCATGCAACCGAGGCACCCCAACCTCAGCCGTGAAAATACCTTTTGCCTGTGAAAGGCTTTGCAGGTCATAGGTAATAGGACCTTCGCACGGATATGACAGGTCGGTACTAACATAACGGCGGAATGTGAAAACCGGCCATTCGGTATTATCGAACGGGATTTTCGACATTTCATCATCTAAGATATTGCCCACATCCGGCAACGTAAAAGACGCCTGCTGGTCTAAGTCGGTATTATTCGACGCGCTCGTTTCTTCCATCGGAGTGGCTTCGAAAGTAACCGTTTCACCCGTTTCTAGTGTTGCCGTGAGGTCGGACGTTCCTTTCACCAGATAATAGGTTTTAGACAGTAACGAGTGTGAAATCTGCACCGTGACGAAATCTAGTTCGCCTTCAGGATTCGATGCGAGTTTTAATTTATACGCGGCAATTACGGACGATTCGCTCATACTTAGCCTACTAATTCATCAATTAAAAACGGGGTAGTCGCAACATATTCCGCAAAATAATCTAATGTTGCGTTTAACTGGTCGCCGTAAGCACCGTATAAATCAGGCAGGTATAAGGTAATTTCTGTATCTTCTTGAATCGCCGTTTTCTCTGCGGTCACGGTGAACGTGATGATCCAGTTTCGGTTGTCTTCTGTACTGTCCCCAATCGTGCTGGTAATCAAACATTGATGGTCTTGCAGACCTAATCCTGAATCGAGAGACATTACGAAAGTATCAGCGCCGCCTGAGATATTATTCAGAAACGAATAAAACGCTTGGCGGCCTAGCGGAGAAACTACCAGAGTGATACTAAACGGGACTGGCTCGAAGTAAGTATCACGGGCCGCCCTCGGCAGCCCTCCTTGTACGGGATTACGCACGATATTTGAACCGCGAGTCTGTGCGTAGCCTTTCGATACTATCGGGCGTAGTGCTGCCGGAAATCTTAAATCAGACATAGGTTAGAACCCCGGCAGGCCGCGAGAATAGCGACGTGATTTAGAGATTGATGAATTGCTATCCTGCAAATCATTAGACACTACCTCCCGGATAATAATTCTTAAACGGCCTTCGTCGTCGGTTTCTTGTTGCGCCGTGTCGATACGCGCCGATGTGTTATTTACAATAATAACACCATTATTCCCGCCTGACGAATTGCCAGACTCACCCATGATTTGTCTCATCTGCTGTGCAGTTCTGACACGCGACGCGCCCGCGGGCATAATTACTTCTGGTTTGTTTCGTTCGGCAATTGTTGAGTATTGCCCCGCCGATAACGTGCCGCCTTGTTCACGCGCCGAGCGGATAGCTGATACTCTCGCCATACCCGCGCCGATTGCAGCAGCGGCGGCGGCGATACCTAGAGCAGGCCCGACGATAGGGATTGGCGCTAATGCGGAGAACGCCGCCTGTGCGCCCTTGTAAGTCTCAATAATCGTCTGAGTAATCGCTGCCGCTTTATACAGGGCGTTGTTTTCGCCTAATGCGGTTTTCAGATTTGAAGTCATATCTGACAACGCGCCTAGATAAACCTCGTTCTTTTTCTTCTCTGATTCTTCGTTAATAGCTTCTATTGCGGCTTTATATTCTTTTTCGTTAATGATTTCTCGGTCACGGTATTCCTGCGCCTTCGCCTTTTTCGCGGCGGTTTGTGCGTCGATTAACTCCAATTCAGTCGCGTTCAGCCCCTGAATTTCGGCAAGGTATTGGTCATGCTTGCCTTGTTTACGCGCGGCTTCTTCCCGACGTTTGTCGATTTCTTTCTGGCGTGCGTCTTCTGCGGAGGCCATGATGTCGGTACGGGCTTTTTCATAAGCGGCATCATCGACTAACTTTTCAGCATTATAGTGGGCGAGTAGCGAAAGTTTTTGGCGCTCCGCAGCATCTATCTGGTCAAATTCATACCCGCTTTGTCGCTGAACCTGCGCGATAAATTCATCGGCTTGTTTCTGCTGCCGTTGTAATTCGCGCTCATCTCGTTTTGCCTGCGCCTCTTCTTTTCGTTGCGCGGCGGCGCTTTTCTTCTCGCTTTTCTTTGACTCTCGGTCATCGATAGCTTTTAACTCGTTCGCCGTTTCTTTATCTCTGGCCGCGTTGAATTCGGCTATTTGTGAGGCAGAAACACCTTTACGTTCCGCAAAAGCTTTCTTATCCAGTTCTGCGAGAGCCTTCGCTTTGTCGCGTTCTCCTAGAATTTGAATTTGTTGCTGTTTGATAATACCATCGGTTTGCTCTTGATAGGCTTTAGTGGCCCGGTTAGCCGCATCGGCTGCGTTATTTTGGGCGGAACTAGCTTTATTCAGTTGTTGCGTAGCTAAATCAA